CTCGTCTAAAAACCGTCGTTCCTGCTGAGGCGTTAGAGGAGATATACATGGCAGAGGTAAAGTTGGCGTTTACTCCGAACGCTCCTGCTCTTGATGACAGTTTATATGCGGCAATTGACAGCGAGTCAGACGAGGTTAAATATCTTGTGTATTCATCTGAGGCTGGAATGTACACCCGCTCAAATCGTGGCTGGTTTAAGTTGCCGGTTGATGACGAGTCACTTGATGGCCTAGAGGTTCACGAGGTAACTCCTAAGTTTACTAAGATATTTGATATGGCAGAAGGAAATGAGGAAATTCTTACCTCAAAGGACACTGCCCAATACGCAGGCGAGGAGTCAGAGCCGATTACCGCGGCAGCTGAGTCAAACCCAGATTGCCCACCAGCAACACAGGACATCAAAGTTAATCTTGAAAATCGTGAATACGCGATTAAAAATGCTGGATACGGCCCATTGAATCCAAACGAACCAAATGATGAGTTTTGGGAAGAAAAAGGAAAGCGCTGGGGCGTTGACGCTGATGAGGCACGAAAGAGTACATGTGCCAACTGTGTAATGTTTATTCGTACACCAAGCATGCTTGACTGTATTTCATCTGGAATTCAGCAAGGCGGATCCTCTAGTGATGATGCCTGGGACGCAGTTGATACTGCAGAACTTGGTTACTGCGAGGCTTTAGATTTTAAGTGTGCTGCTTCTCGTACTTGTAGCGCGTGGGTAGTCGGCGGACCCATTACGGAGGAAGAATAAAAGTGGTAAACGTACTCGGAGTTAGAGACTCACTAGTTCTATTTCAAAGTGGAGACAGTGGAGTTGTAATTGACAAGGACGTTAATCTTGTCGTTGAGACTGGTGACGCTGAGGCATTGTTTGCCTCAAGTAGCTGGAATCCTAACTCTGAAGAGATTTCACAGTCAATGTTTGATCTTGCGCACGGCGCACTTGCAAATTTAGAAATTAAGGTAATTGTTGCATCAGGTCGTCTCTACACAATTCCTCGTGGAGTACAAGTTGAAGCAAAGAAGGCGCTTGAATGGCGCAAGGAACATAAGAGAGGAGGGACACCCGTTGGCCTCAACACCGCGCGCACTCTTTCTAAGGGAGGGCAAATTGGAATCGAAAAAGTTAGGCATATTGCGAAGTATTTTCCGCGCCATGAGATTGATAAGAAGGCGGAAGGGTGGCAACCAGGTGAGAAGGGCTTTCCTTCTCGCGGGCGTATTGCGTGGGCTCTCTGGGGCGGGGATGCTGGATGGCGATGGGCGCAAGCAATCGTCGAAAGAGAAAACAAAAAATCTTTAACTGCTGATGGCTATGGTCTTCCTGGATATGAACAAGACCCTAACGAATATGAGGCTCCTCGTCTTTACACATCAGATCTAGACGCGTTTAAAGAAGCAATGGAAAAGCCAGAAATTGTTTCTCCAGAATTTATTGCTCGCATAAGACTTGATGGATCTGGCATTGACCGTCTTTACAAGATTGATCTTGATGGAAGCGTTTTTGTCTGGGATGGATCTGGTTGGGATACACTAGGGCTTTATGGTGCAGATATTTACGCGTATGACAACGCACTTGATGATAATGAAGATATTTACGTTGAAAAATCTCACGTTGTAATTGATCCTGATTCTGCAATAATCATAGCTGCACGACTACAACTAAATCCTGACCGTTGCGTAATGGTAGAGGACATTGACTACGATGAGGCTCAACTTGCTGCCCGCGCAATGAACGAGGTTGACTGGGAGTACGTTGATAGCGCAATGACTGCTGCTGGAGAACAGTCTACAGCACCAGTAACTGATGGAGAGTATTCTCCAGAGGAACGCTCAAAGAATGCAGCTCGCCAAGTTCGCGATGCATCAGGCCGCTTTGCTTCACAAGGCTCTCGCGTTGTTGTTGGTGGTGACGTGCAAAATGGTGTTGGTACTATTCGTGCGATTAACCCTGAGTCAAGCACGGTAAAGGTTCAATTTGACAACGGAACAATGGCAGACGTTCCAGCAGCAAGCACTGAGAAGGTTGACAAGTACATTGGTGCAATCTCAAGAGAGACTATAGAAACTCCAGGATTTGATACTACGGGAATACTTGCTCAACCACGTACTCCAATTGACCGTCCAGATGTTCAGATTCCTGGAACTCTTCCAGCACTTCGCCCAAGTGATATGTCTGAGATTGTTAACAATTGGCCAGCGTGGGTTAAATCGCAAAGAGATCAATTTAAGGGCGCGGATTCTGCTACTCCAACTTCAGCTCCAGCACCATCGTCTAATCTAAAGACTTCTCCAACAGGTACACCACCTTCTGTGCCTACAAGCCCAGGTGGTTCTCCAATCTCTTCACAGGCTAAACCTGACCGCGCGGAAACTCGCTGGTATGACGAATCAAAGATTCCTGATGATAGAACTGACAAGATGAAGGACTTGATGAAGACAACTGGCGATAAACTTACGCTAGATGCCTATGATCATCCTTTATTAAAGAACTTCTTAAACAAGACGGTAAAAACAAAGTCTGGAGAAACGTTAAAGCCAAATCAGCTTTGGTATCAACCTATCGCGCCAGCAGTTAGAGGCGCGGCAGCAGCAGAAGAATTAACACCAGATAACTCTGACGTTCAACCTCTATTTATGGCACTTGTATCTCCAGATGATCCTCGTGCGGTTATGGATTTAGTTGCTCTTGTCCCAGCAAACTCAAAATCAACTCTTCCAATGACATACAAAAGAGCTGAAGGCAAGTGGGTTCGTGATGAGGGAATTCTAGGAGATCTAAACTCAGCAACTCCTCCTCCAGTGGTACCTCTCGACAGTGCTACTCTTCAAGATGTGCTAAAGCAAATTGACACCAACACTGTTACTGCATCCGTCGTTGTGTCTGAGACATTAGATCACATTCTTACAGTCTTATGGGGACCAACACTTGTTGCTGCTGGCGGACTTGACCGTAACCGTGGAAATGCTGAAAAGCTTCGTCGCTATTGGACAGTTGGTAAGGGCGGTCTAAAGATTCGTTGGAATACTGGCGGAGACTGGACCCGTTGTGTTCGTCAGCTATCTAAGTATCTTGGACCTCGTGCAAAAGGATATTGTTCTCTTCGTCATAAGGAGATGACCGGAATGTGGACAGGTGATAAAAAACATCGTCAGCTTTATGGACGTAAAGGCCGTGGACGTAATGCATTTAGCAATGATGTTATTGCAACGTCTGAGGAGATTATTGAGAGAGCCGCGTTAAATGCTCGCGCAAGAGACGCGCGTGTCCGTATGGGACTAGTCGCGTCTATTGAAGGATACAAGGGATCAGCTTTTAAGATGCCTCTTGTTATTCCTGAAGAGATCGAGTCTGGTGACGGTCGTAAGTTCCGTAAAAACGCAATTGATATGCGCGAACTACCGCTTCCTTTAATGTGGCAGATTAAGACTGGTGAAGGTCACATGGGATCAGTCGTAGTTGGTCGCATTGATCAAATGGAAAGAACTGACCAAGGCATTGGAAATGCCTATGGAGTATTTGATACTGGTGAATATGGCAAGGAAGCAGAACGTCTTGTTCGCGAAGGTTTTATCCGTGGAATTTCAGCTGACATGGATATGTTTGAAGCCAAGGAAGAAAAAATAGAAGCTGGAGACGATACAGAAGGCAAGGTAGGTAATGGTAAGATTGACATTACTAAAGCACGAGTTATGGGAGTTACTATCGTGCCTAAGCCTGCGTTCCAAGAATGCAAGATTTTCCTCGTTGAGGAAGAAAAAGAGATACAGGAGGATAACGTGATTCCTGACGGAGTCTATGTGGAAGATGTGGATCCGACAGAAGCAGCGTCGCTAGTCGCATGCGGCTTTGTCGCTGGCGCGATCCCGGTTGTTCCACCTAAAAGCTGGTTTGACAATCAGCAACTTAATAAGCCAACGCCACTTACGGTAACAGACGAAGGCCAAGTGTATGGTCACATTGCTGCATGGCATGTAGATCACATTGGACTAGCGTATGGAACTAAGCCACCTCGCTCAAAGAGCAAGTACGCCTACTTCCACACAGGAGTGGTTCGTACCGATGATGGAACAGATGTTCCTGTCGGCCAACTAACATTAGCAGGTGGACATGCTTCACTCGAGGCTAGCGCTCACGAGGCTGCTCGTCACTATGACGATACCGCCTCTGCGATTGCAGATGTTCACGCAGGTGAAGATGCCTACGGTATCTGGGTAGCTGGATCAATTCGTCCAGGCGCTACTCCAGAACAAATTCGTGCTCTTCGTGCATCAGCACCTTCTGGTGACTGGCGTCCAATTAAGAACAGCCTTGAGCTTGTTGCCGTATGTCAGGTAAACGTTCCAGGGTTCCCAATTGCTCGTGCCCGTGTTGCATCAGGCCAGGTTATGGCACTTGTTGCCGCTGGCGCAAGTACATTAGCTAAGCTAAAGAGTGACCCTGTGTCAGAACTTGCTGCTCGTGTACAAAAACTGGAGCAGTTAGAACTAGCAGAACTTTCAGCAAAAGCTGATGGTGCTCGCGAGCGTTTTGCCGATATTCGTGCAGCCCGTAGGGCAGAACTTCAAGCACAGATCGCCGAGCTTTCTTCTCGCGTTCTTCCAACGGAAGATTATGAAGACGGATTTGGTTACATCTCCCGTGAGACTCGCCAAAAGCTTGCCAAGGAAGGTAAGGCTCTACCGGACGGTTCTTATCCAATCACAAACGTAGATAGCCTAAAGGATTCCATCCAGGCCTATGGACGTGGCAAGCCTTCAAAGCGTGCGGCGATTCGTCGTCACATCATGAAGCGTGCTCGCGTTCTTGACCGTGCGGACCTTATTCCTGAAAAGTGGAAGGCAATGTCCTCAGAGGAGATTAGCTTTGCAGTAGAAGGTCTTCGTTCACGTATTCCTGCAACTACAGCCTCAGCAGAGGAAACAACCGACTTGGGAAAAGCATTAGCGGTTGAGACTGCCGAGCCAGAGGCTAAATACGTCTCTGGCAAGACTCAACCGCGTGATTCTAAAGGAAAGTTTCGTCAAGTTCTAGCCCGTATTAAGCAGGACCTTGGAGAGTCTGGTCTACAGGACGTTGTAGAAAAGATCGCCGAGACTGAGGGACTAGAAAATGCTGGTAACTACGTTGAGGCTGCTCGCTCCGCGACCGACCTTATCGGAATTATCGACCGCATTGACTCAAGGGCTCTTAATCCAGAGGCCCTAACAAACGTGCGCGAGAGTGCACGCGCTCTTGGCGAGACAATCGCCAACCTACCTTTACCTTTTGGAGCGGAAGCAACAAAGGTAAGATTTAGCGATCTACCTCCTGCCCTACGTGATCTTGTCGATGACATGATTACAAGGGTTGAAGACAAGATCGGTAAAAAAGACGCGGACGTCGCTACCGAAGGACTACGCGCCTATATGGCTGGAGGAGACTACTTAAACCAGAGCCAAATAAGCTCTCAATTAAGTAAGCTTCTTCGACTATTAACCTAAGAAAAGTAATGTATTATTCAATTCGGGTGGAGTGCCTCCACGCTATTGCAGCGGAGTCCCTCGGCCTTGGACTGATCAACGAGACGAATGAGAAATCTCGTTCGTCGTGACTGGCCCGGAGGAGGGACAGTGGACCGTATTAAAGAAATGCTAGATACACTAACTGAGCTTAACGAGGATCAACTCGCTGAGCTTCAAAGTGCTATCGTAAGCGAGTTTGAGACGGTTGAAAAGGAAGATCCAACTCCCCAGACAGTAGATGCGATGACATCACTAGCTGACATGCTTGACACAGTACGCAATGAAGCAAAGCGTCGCGAGGCACAGGTTGAAGAACTTGCTGCACGTGCCGCAGAGGCTGCAATGCGCGTCAAGGGTGAAGCTGAAGATGCTCCAAAGGCTGAAGGCGAAGCCGAACCTATGGAAGAGGACAAAGAAGCTGAAAAAGCTCCTGCTGTTCCTGCTATGGAAGAGGAAAAGCCAGCAGACAAAGAGCCAATGGCTGAAGCGTCAACAACTGTGGATAAGGTTTCTGAATTATCGACCGATAACACTACCGCTGAGACAATTGTCGAAGCAACACCAGCTGCCGAGGCAGCTACAGAAGCTGCACCTGTAACAGAGGCAGCCGCAACAGAAGTTAAGGCAGAGGAAACCACAACCGTGGAATTCGCTGCAGAAGAAGCTAAGGTAGAAGCAGTTGCTGAAGAGGCACCTGCTGTAACTGCAGCAGCAGAAGAGGCACCAGTTGCCGAGGCTGTAGCTGAAGTTGTTGCCGAGGCAGAAGCACAAACCACAACAACAGAAACCGCTCAAGTTATTGAGCAGAAGGAGCAGGAGGCACCAGTGACCGCCGCCGCATCAACAGAGGATACCTCAAACATCGAGGTTCCAGCTGACCGTCGCCCAGTAGCTCAGAGTTCAGCAGCCGCAGTGGCAATCACAGCGGGCGCTGATATTCCTGGCTACACAGCAGGCAGTGAAGTAAAGGACATGAACGAAGTAGCTGGCCTTATGGCAAAGCGTCTTCATGGATTCCGTAACGTAAATGGTGGAAATGGCGAGCAGCACATCGTTGCTTCATTCTCTACCTCTTTCCCAGAGGAGCGCACTCTTACTACAGATGCTGAATCCAACTGGGCAAAAATCCAGGCAGTAACATCTCCTGAGGCACTTGTTGCTTCTGGTGGACACGTTGCTCCATTCGAGGTTAAGTACGATATCTTTGGTATCGGCTCAACCGCTCGTCCAGTTCGCGATTGCCTACCTAGATTCCAGGCTAACCGCGGCGGTATTCGTTTCGTAACTCCACCAGTACTTAGCTCATATGCTAACGCTGTTGGTGTTTGGACAAACGCCGTTGACACAAACCCAGGCACCGAGACCAAGCTTAGCTTGACAGTTGCTGCAGCAGCAGAGACTACCGTCGCAACAGACGCTGTAACTCTACAAATGCAGTTCGGTAACCTTGCAACACGCGCATATCCAGAGCTTATCGCTCGTCACAACGAGCTTGGCTTGATTCAACATGCACGTGAGGCCGAGCAAAACATCATGACCAAGATCGGTGACGCTTCAACAGCAGTCACAAGCACATCCCTAATCGGATTTGGCCGCGATTTCTTGGTACAAATTGGCCGCGCAGCAGCAGCCTACCGTTCACGTCACCGTCTAGAGAATGATGCACCACTACGTGCAATCATCCCTGGCTGGGTAAAGGACGCAATGGCAGCAGATCTCACAATCGCAGCACCTGGAGATAACACTCTAAATGCATACGCAGAGATCGATGGATACGTCGCATCACGTGGAGTAAATCTATGTGTGTCTCTTGACGGCAACGTATTCGGCTCACAATCAGCTGGCGCTCTAAACGAGTTCTCAGATACATTCGTATGGTACATCTTCGCAGAGGGTTCATTCCTCTTCTTAGACGGTGGCACACTTGATCTTGGAATCGTTCGCGACAGCACACTTGTTGGAACAAACGACTACAAGATGTTCGTTGAGACCTTTGAAGGTGTCGCGTTCGTTGGTGTCGAGTCCCTCAAGGTAACAAGCACCATTAGCGTCAACGGCGTAGCAGCAGCTCTCCGTGACACAACTGGTGGCGCAACAGCTGCGGCAATTGAGTACTAAGCCGTAACCACGTTAGTAATGTTGAGGAGGGGCTCGGAAACGGGCCCCTCCGATACAAATAACAAAACAAACTTTTAGATTAGGAAGTAAAGATGGCTTTTAGAGGAGTCTTTGAGGCACCGATGCACGTGCCTTCAGCGTTTGGACTATTTACTGTTGTCAAGCCTGATACTGCACCTAAAGAAGATCAATGGATCCGTGGTTTTTCTCAGTACTGGGATACCGGATATTACTCAGCAAAAAACTGGGACGATACAGATACAACTTCATACACTCTTGCATCAAACGCAACACCGACTCGCTACGACGAGATTAAACCATTTTTTATCGAGGTTGAAGACTATCGATCAACATTAGGATTACTTGGCGTTGACCATATTGAAAGAATTAAAGGTCAACTAGACGGAATTACACAAAAGGCAGTCGAAAAGGAACTTTGGGACGGCGCTGTTCGTATTGGACGAAGCCACTCAAATAAAGCACTAGTTCATCCTGACGCAAACATTATTAACTCTGGAAACGCTCTAACTCCACGCAGAGCCTTAGCAATGCTTGAACAACATATTGCAGAGGCTTCTCCATGTGGAGAACAGGGTGTTATTCATATGACCCGCGACGTAGCAACCTTACTCGCAGGAGACAGTCACCTTTTAATGCACCAAGAAGGAAAGGCACACCTACAAACACTAGGTGGAACGCCTGTAATTGTAGGCTCTGGCTACTCAGGAGCAGGTCCAACTGACGCTGCTGGAAATAGTGAAGACCCTAGCCACACAAACAAATGGATGTACGCCACCGGTACTGTCAAGGTTGTCCTTGGCGATATTGATGTCGTCACTGACACCTTAGCACAGGGCTTTGATGTGTCGGGAAATCAGAACGATATGCGTCTCAAGGCAATCCGCCCAGCGGCTGTTTACTTTGATACGACTATCCACGAAGCAGTAAGAATAGATCTAACAGCGTAGAATTATCTACGTTGATAGCTAAATAAGGAGAAAGAAACACATGGCAACTCAAGATTACGCCGCAAGTATTCAAGGCGTGTCCATTCGGGTTACTCGCCTCGATGCGGCCGGTAATCTTCTGAATGGTGCGGGAGACAGCTACACTACGTCAGCTTTCATCCGCGTATCATTTACGCCTGAATATGAAGAAGGAGATGAAATTACAGAGAAGGCTGCTGATGGCACCGTCTGTGTAGTTTACAAGTCCCCAGATACGCTAAAGCGTATCACGATGGAACTGGCAATTTGTGAGCCAGATCCTGAACTAACACAACTTTTGTCCGGTGGCCTTTTGCTTCGCAAAAACACTGGAACATTCGCAGCACCAGATCGCAAGTCAATCGGTTGGTCTTCACCAGCTGTTGGTGATGATCCTGCAGCAGCAGGCGTTGCCCTTGAGTGCTGGTCGTTTGCAATTAAGGATGGAAAGAAGAGCTCAACTCTTCCTTACTTCCACTGGGTATTCCCTTACGTCAAGATTCGTCAATCTGGCGACCGTGTAATTGAGAATGGTTTGCTTGCAAACACATTCGAAGGTTATGGTCTTGGAAACACGAACTTTGGTTCAGGCCTTGATGAGCGCTGGGAGTTCCCAGTTGCAACAGAGCGTCCATACTCATATGCACGCGCTGCATGGGCACCAACAGGTCGTAACGGTTTCTATACCTGGCACCCAGATATTACAAAGTCAGTAAACAACAAAGCTTTATCAAGCAACATTGCAACTCTGACAACCTCAACAGCTCACGGCTTTGAGGTTGGCGATACAGTAACTGTGAGTGGCATTGATGCAACATTCAATGGTACCTTCACAATTACCGCAACACCAAGCACAACAACCTTCCGCTATGCTAAGACAGCAGGAGACGTTGGTTCAGTTGCAGTGAGCCCAGTAGGAACAGCACTAGTTCCAACCAACAGCCGTGCAGTCACTGACTTCACAAGCCAAGGTTCAACAAGTGCGTATAACGTTCCTGGAAACAATGATTACAACGCCGATCTACCAATCGACTTCATCATTGCTTCATCTGAGGATCCAGTAGCGTAGTTTCGTAATTTGGGCGGTGTGCCAATGTGTAAATATATGTACACAGGTACACCGCCCGTTTTACTAATAGGACAAGAAGGACGGGTATGAGTAATCTTTGGGTAACACCAGAAGAGCTTGGCAGCTACGCCAACTCAGAGTTTGCCTACGAGGCATGCAAATCGGCCTCTGGTCTTCTCTGGGCAATGTCAGGTCGCAAGTACAGTGGTGTAACAACTGTAACTGAGCGCTACGTATGCCAAAACCGTGTATTTCGTTTAGGTGCGTCTGTAAACACATATCAAGCCTTATTGCTTGACGGCGCAGTATTTAACATTCCATCTGATGAATTTGATAATTTTAATGACCGTGTTGTTGACGGCCTCTCTCCAGAGTCACGTATTCGTCTTCGTGGTCGTCCTGTAACAAAGGTTCACTCAATTCGTCGCCGTGACGGAATCATCATTGACCCATCGGCGTACTACCTCGTAGATCATTCAACTATTCAAGCAGCGACAGGTGTCCCATGGACTCCATGTAACCTTGAGGTTACCTATTCATACGGAACCTACCCTCCAACAATGGGTAAGATGGCTGCTCGCACTCTAGCCATTGAGTTTGCCAAGCTATTTGCAGATGACGATGACTGCGCCCTTCCACAACGTGTTACCTCAATTGCACGCCAAGGCGTTTCCTACACTCTTCTTGATAATCAAGACTTTATCGAGGAAATGCGCACAGGAATTTACATGGTTGACCTGTTTCTTAAGTCGGTTAACCCTGATAAGGCAAGAACTAAATCTCGTGTCTTCTCTCCCGACGTTCCTCGCGGTCGTCGCTATACTCCAAAGCCTCTTCGTCTTGGTACAAGCGAGTTGGATATGGCAATTACCTCTACAGGAGGTACCGTAACAGTTCCTCTTGAGTATATTGCCGCTGAGTTCTTAGTAGAGCAAGGCGACTGGGTTCCAAATCTTATTATCCGTAACTATGGAGAAACAAAGCAGCTTGATCTTGACCAAGGAGCAGTAAGTATCGACGAGGCAGCGTATGACATCACGTTTAACATTGCCTACAACGATGCTCTTCGCACTATGGGCATGGTAGATCCTGGAACGTATGATCTTTATGCATCACGTCCAAGCGTAGAAACACCGGGAACCACCGAAACCGTTCTTATCTGCTCTGGAAACGTAAGATTCCAGTTGGCTAACTCTAGTATCAATGCTTTTAATATCGGTGGAAACTAAAAAGTAAATACAAAAGGAGAAACGACGAATATGAACAGCATTAGCGCTCCAAACCCTTTTAGAGCCAAAAGTAAGGGTGCTCAGTCGCGTTTAGAGACACTTTCACAGGTGCCCGAGGCTAATTCCACAGGCGAGAAATAGGGTTTATACATGTCCTCTCTATACGATGTATCTAACGTAGATCCAGACGCACTTAACCTTAAAAACATGATGGATCAAGTCCTTGAGAAGGTTACCTCTGTGTTTACTTCTTATGGAGTACCTCTTCCATCACGTTGCTACTGGACAATGGGAGAACCTGCAATTGACTGTGAACAACTAGTCGTTTCGTTTGTTCAACTATACCTTGGAACTCCAGGTGACCAGGCTGCAACTCCTCAAAGATGCCATATGCCGAGAACAGCTGTTCTTACAATCTCAATTGCTCGTGAAGTTCCTGTTGTTGGACAAAATGGTCGCCCTCCTTCAGGAGAAAAGATCGAGCAAGGCTCGTATCTTTCTTCTGTTGATGCCTGGGTTCTTATGGAGTCAATGAAACAATTTGATCCTTGGGATGATGGTATCCCTGGAATGGGTGTTATCGCCACAGTTGATGCTTCAACTGCAGAAGGCGGTTTTCAGGTTGTAAACATGCAACTATCAGTGGTGGTTCCATAATGGCAGTTAAGGTAATTCTTTATCCAGGACCAATGGACATGATGTTAAAAAGTCCAGTTGGTGAAGTTGGTAGATTTCTTGCTGGTCGAGCAAGACTAATTGTCATCGGTGCAAAAAGGCAGGTTGGCAAAAAGACTAGAAGGCTACAACAGTCAATACACAGTCGACAAAGCAGGACTGCATACGGGCAGATGGTTTGGATTGGCTCAGAGGTAAAGTATGCGCTTGCTCATCATGAAGGAACAAAGCCTCACATAATCAAGCCTAACAAGGCGAAGGCACTTAGGTTTACAGCTGGTACGCGAGTGATCTACTCTCGTGCTGTAAGGCATCCAGGTACTCGTGCAAATCGTTACCTGAAAGACCAGTTGTATATTGCAGTACTTTGATAAAATAAACTAGAGACAACCGTCTCAAGACACACGAGAAAAGAGAAATAAATGACTAATAGATTCAAAGACTTTGGCGGTGGCACAGATGTACAAAAGAAGCCATTGTCATTCAAACTTCACGAAGAGGAGTTTAATTGTGTTCCAGTATTGCAAGGTAAGCTTTTGCTTGACCTTGTTGTAGATTCTTCATCAGAGGCTCCAGAAGCAGCTGCAAAGGTAATTACCTCATTCTTTAAGCATGTTCTACAAGATGAAAGTTACACTCGCTTCGAGGCGCTTTTGTCTCATAAGGAAAAAATTGTCTCAGTAGAGACTCTAGGTGAGATCACCGGTTGGTTAGTAGAAGAGTACACAAACCGCCCGGAAGAGCAGCCAGAGCTCTCCTCTCCTGGGCAGTAGACCTCTGGTATTACGTGAACGGAAGAGCATTGGTAAACGGACTTCAACTAGCAAGCATGCCAGCAAGTGACATGTTAGACGTCATTCATTATTTCTTTGAAGATGATCTAAACTACTCAACTGCTGAGCAGGCTGAAGCTAGAGACAAGACGCGCGACTCAATATATGCGGAGCTGTATGACAGCACGTATAAATACAGTCGTCAATCTTCCAGTAGAACTTATGAGCCTTTATCAGAAGATGAGATAAGCGCTGCTGAGGAAAAGATGCCTGAACCGTTCAACCCAGCCCAAAGACCAAAGGCTTACATTGCACCAACAAACTTTGATGAAAACTCAACAAAGCCTTTTGGAAATATACTGGACGCACCACTCTAAAAATTAAGTAACAACCAAGAAAGGAGGTGAGAGAAAATGGCACTTGTCGGCGAGGCACATATAGTTGTTCGTGCTATAACAAGCGGAGTAGCAGGCGACATCAAGAGAGGCTTTAGCGGTCTTGGTGACATCGGTGATAGCGCTGGAAAAGACGTCGGAAGAAGCTTTAGCAGAGGCTTTGCTAAAAATAACAAGAGTATATTTGATAGTAGTTTTATCAAAAACGCCATTGCGACAAACAAGCAACTTGTTTCTCTCACTCGAACAGGTAGAACAGTCGGTACTGGTCTAGCTGCTCTTGCCTCAGGTCTTGGCGCGCTTATATCATCAGTAGTTGCATTAGGCGCAAGTGTGGCTGCGGCTGGTCCGTCTCTTCTTGTGTTTGGTTCAATTCTTTCTTCTGTAGGAATAGCAGCTATAACTGCCAAACTAGCATTAGGTGGAGTAGGCGCGGCTGTAGGTAAGCTTAATAAGGCAAAGACAAAGGCCGCAAAGGACGATACTGCCGAGAAGCGTCGTGTTGCTGATGCTGAAAAAGCTCTTGCTCGTGTTATTGAAAGAAATGCTGAAGATGCTTTACAGTACGATGCAGACTTAATAGAATCTAAGAAAAAAGTAACCGACGCACAGACTGAACTTACCAAGGCAATTGAAGAAGGAAACGAGGAGCTTCAACAACTTGGCTTTGACGCAGAGGACGCTGCCCTTGCCGAGAAGAAGGCAGCGCTTGAACTTGAAAAGGCTCGTGAAACCTTACAGCGCGCTCAGGATCTTCCACCAAACTCTCGTGCTCGTAAAGAAGCTGAGCTTGCATACGCTCAGGCTGAACTTGGTCTACGTAAGGCAAAGGACGCAAACGCAGATCTTGCAGCAGAGCAACTACGTCTTTCAAAGACAGGTGTAGACGGCACTCAGGTTGTTATTGACGCAAATGAAAAACTAAATGATGCTAAGTTTGCTCAAGCTGAACTAGAAGCAAATAGATTAAAAGAAGTTCGAGATGGCTTGCGCGCAGAGAAAGATGCCACCTTAGATCTAAAGAGAGCTAATGAAGATCTTGCAAAAGCACAAAAGGGCGGTGAAGGCGGAGCTGATGACCCGCTTGCAGGTCTAACAGAGTCACAGAAAACATTTGCAAAGTTTATCTCTAGTCTAAAGCCAAAGGTTGAGGAGCTTAAGGAAGCTGCAGCAGGCGCATTTCTTCCTAAACTACAACAAGGCATTGAACTAGTTGCAGACAAAGGATTTCCTGTTATTAAGCAAGGTGTTACTGAGGTTGGAGATGCTCTTGGTGACGCATCAATTTCAATTGCAGAGGCAATAACAGAAGCTGGAAATCTAAAGGATCTTGCCACAGTATTTACAGACTCAGCAACAAACATTCGCACCTTAGGTGACATCGTTGGAAACGTTTATGGAATTATTCTTTCTACTCTTGTTGCTCTTCAGCCTGTGACTGAGAGGTTTCTTGGTTTCTTAGAGAAAGTAACAAAAGACTTCGAGACAAGTCTTGACACCGAAGAAGGTAAGAAAAAGCTTGAGGATTTCTTTAATACCGCAGGAGACGTTGCCGCGGAAATTGGACAGGTATTCAAGGAGGCGTTTGGATCTCTTGGTGTAATTATCAAGGCGAACGTTGGTCCAGGAACTGGTGGGCAAGAATTACTTGACTGGCTTGAAACAAGCTTAAAGGACTTTAAGGAATTCGGAAAGACCGTTGAAGGGCAAGACCAACTTAAGAAGTTCTTTAAGGACTCCGCAGATAACGGAATTGCCGCTGCCGAGGCAATTGGCGGATACGGACTAGAGGTTATCAAAGCTGGAGCAGATCCAAACGTTAAGAAGTTCTGGGATCAACTAGCAACTGGCACTGATAGCTTTGCCACAATTCTTAAAAACTCAAACGAGGCTGCTCCGTCATTAGCTACTCTTGCAACTAAGCTTCTTGAGATCGTTGCAATCTTTACAGACGCTGGTGCTATACAGGTGTTCTTTGACACCTTGTCAAAGGCCGCGGACGTTGTTATTAAGGTAATGGAAAATCCAATTGTTAAGGAAATTGTTACAAGGGTTGGCCAAGTATTGGCATTCTTCTCAGCAATTGGACTTGTCTTTACAGCTCTTAAGTTTGGTGTTACTGGCGTAATTGGTGGATTTGCTAAAATTGGAGCAGCGGTCAGCAAGGGTGTTGGATTTGTTAAGGATCCATTTGGCGCGTTAAGAACAGGATCAACAGCGACTCGCACAGAGTTCCAAAAGCAGATGGTTGTTGACAAGCAAAAACAAGCTGCTATGGGCGGAGTTGCAACTGCTAGCACACGCGCGGCGACTGGAATTCGTGGCGTAGGTACTGCATCTGCTGGAGCAATAACTCCAATGGCAAACGCAACTAGATCTGCTGGAATTCTTGCTGGAGCTAAGCGCGGTCTTGGCGCTGCAGCAACTGCGGCGGGCACTGGTCTTCGCGCAGCAGGCCGAGGACTTGCAATGTTTGGTGGACCAATCGGAATTCTTCTTCTTGTACTGCCTCTTATCATTCAGAATTGGGACAAGATCGTCGAGTTCTTTAAGGAACTTCCAACAAAACTAAAAGAGATATTTACGAAGGTATGGGACGCTGCGGTTGAGGCTCTTCCAAAGATCTGGGACAAGATTAAGGAAGTTGTTGGAAACGTAATCAATTGGTTAAAGGAAAACTGGCCACTTATTCTTGCGATACTTACAGGACCTATTGGTTTATTTGTTCTTGCAATTGTTAAAAACTGGGATGAGATCCTCGAGTTTATTAAGGGTCTTCCTGCAAAGATCGGTGAGCTTGGCGCAAAGATTTGGGATTGGGTAGTCGACACATTTAAGAAGGTTGCTACACTTTACATTAAAGCGTGGGATGAGATCTTTGATTTCTTTAAAGGACTTGGCGCAAAGCTTCTTGAGATTGGCGCAAAGATTTGGGATTGGATTGTTGACACGTTTAAGATTGCAGTTGATCTGTACATTGGAGCATGGAAGGCTATCTTTGATTTTATTTTAGGTCTAGGCGCAACACTCCTCGAAAAAGGCAAGGCAATTTGGGACTGGATTGTTGATGTATTCATTATTGCTAAAGATAACTTTATTAACAACTGGTCTGCTATCTTTACATTTATTGGTGGCTTAGCTGCAAAACTTCTTGAAAAAGGCTCCAAGCTTTGGGACTGGATAACAACTAAACTTGGTGATGCTTTTACTGCGTTAAAACTAAAATTCACTGAAGTTGTTGACTGGGTTAAGGGAATTCCTGGACGATTTGCTGCTAACGCAGGGAACGTCTTTGGCTTCTTAAAGTCAAGTCTTGAGGCTGGTTGGCAGTCTGCAAAGGACTGGTGGAACAGAAACATCGCTGGAAAAGGATTTACGCTAGGTGGATTTAAGGTTGGAAGTTTTGAAGTTCCTAAAGTAGAGTTAAGACTTCCTCAATTAGCTCAGGGTGGAATTGTTATGCCATCTGCGGGAGGTACTCTTGCTCAAATTGCTGAAGGCGGTCGTCCAGAGCGCGTTGAGCCTTTAGACCCAGATGGACTGTCAAAGCGCGACAAGGCAATGATTCAACTTCTTGCTGGTGGAGCTGGCGGAGGTCCTGTAATAAATGTCTATCCTTCACAAGGAATGGATGAAACAGAGCTTGCCGAGATTGTTTCTCGCAAGATTGCATTTGCGATGCGTAGAGGAGCCGCGTAATGTCAGATAAAGAATGGGTTGACGTTGCGCCAAGTGCATTAGAACAGTATCGTGAAAATAAGGTTGTCAAGCGTGCGCTGACACCTTTGCCAGAGCCTTATGTCTCTGGAATGAAGCTAAACTCTGACATTATTCTTGGTGATCTTATTCTTAATGCGATTGATGGTGACAATGTTATATGGGTGTGTACTGACATTAAAGGTTGGTGGGGACAGCCAGACCTTGACATGCCAGATATGCAACGTGGATTTAGTGACGGATCATACGATACTGATGGACGTTGGAAGGCTCGTCAGTTAGTGCTAGAAGGAGTGTTTCTTCCGCCAGATCCTTCGTATGTTGCTTCTGCACGAGATAAGCTTATTCGTGAAACAAGCTTAGTCTACCGAGGTGCATGGCTTCGCACCTTTGAGGATCCACCACGTGCTTCCTTTGTGCGCCTAGACAGCAAACCTGACATTGAAACTGTTAATGCTCGTGGACGTACCGAGTTTTCAATTGGACTAAGAGCAGCGGACCCAATTAAGTACGAGTGGGACGACTCTGACCCAGAAGGATACTCAGTTGTAGAAATACCAGTGCGTAATACTGGTGCAGGAAGAACGGGAACAGGCACAGTTACAAATATCGGAAACACCGAGGTTTCACTTATACTCGAGATTTCTGGAGGAGTAACTGGTCCACTTTCAATAACGAATTCTACACGTGAAGAGCTTCTACTTGTAATTGATCCAGTTCCAAACGGGTCATTTTTAGAGATTGACACATACGACCGTGAGGTTGCACTTGATGGCTCAATTGAGGGCACGCGCTCGAAGATTGACACCTTGGTTGATTGGATTCAACTTTCTCCAGGTGCAAACAACTTTACTGTAATTGACGAAGGTAACGCGGCAAGTACTGCAACACTACGTGTTTACTACCGCTCCGGGTGGATTGGATAGTTTACAATGATAACAATGACGAGTAGACATAGGATGAAACGCTATGGGATTTAATCTAGAACCTGCAGTATATCGCTATTTCACCACCGACATAGTTAGCAATACCTTGTTGGCGGAAATTCCTTTTCAAGGAGTTAGCTTTGGTCGTGCGCTAAAGGGTGCTGGCTCGTTTAGTGGTAAGATTCCAGTTATAGATAAGACTGCATCATTTAATTTATATGACGCAACTATGCCGGGACGAACTGCGATATATGCTACTCGCAACGGCGTTTGCGTTTGGGGTGGAATAATCTGGTCACGTCAATATAATCTTATTTCCAAGGAACTTGACATCAACGCGTCAGAGTGGACAAGCTACCTACACCGTCGCCGTATATGGAAGACATGGACTCACAACCTTGGAGCAACTG